CGTCCCTTCCGGCATCACGCTTGAAAAGTACGCAGTAACCGTCCTGCCGCAGGAAGTCGAGTTCTATCTACAGGCGACGGCGCTTCAGGAATACGAACAGCAGCGCGAGCTGGGGCAGCTGCCGACGTCGATCCGGATCGACGGGCGCGTCGAGCTGGACGTTTCGGCGATCGCGACGGCAAAGCGGCGCGTGCAGCTGTCCTATGGCAGCGCCGAACAGGTCGTCGCGGCGGCGCGACTGGCGATCGAACAGATGATCCGGCTGACGCCGATCGGTGAAACCGGACACGGTCGCGCGAGCTTCCGCGTCTTCCTGAATAGCAGCGAGCTGGGCGGGCCTGAAGTGCTGGACAGCGACGCCCTGGCGAACGCGATCAAGTCAACCGACGTCCTGCGCGTCGTCGGTCCGACCGTCCCATATGGGCGCAAGCTCGCATGGCGATCGGGCAAGTTCAAAACCGTCAACGTGCGCGCCGGTCGCGGCGTGCGCGTGCGCATGACCGGCGTTCGTCGGAACACGCCTGAAGTCGTGCGCGCGCTGGTGCGCTCGCGCTTCCCGGCGCTGAACGTGTCCGATCCGTGGATTTCGACGCGCTATTTCCGGGGCATCGGCAGCGACGACCGGACGCCGTCGATCGCGATTTCGATGAAGCGTCGCGGGAAGCTGCAATGACACAGCAGCAGCTGCCTTTCGGAACGGACCCGCACAAGCTGGTCCGCGCCGACGACCCGGACACAAGCGTCGATGCCGCCTTCGGCGTGGACAGCGCTAGCCTGGAACGCGCCGTCTATCACGCGATTTTGTCGTTCGGTCCGGCTGGTTGCACCAGCGATCAGGTCCGCGCGTTGCCCCAGTTCCATGGCAAGCCTTATTCCAGCGTGACCGCGCGCTATAAAGCGCTGCTCGAAAAAAAATACATCTTCGACACTGGCGAACGCCGGAAGGGCAACAGCGGCAAGTCACAGCGCGTGATGGCGGCGACGACGTTCGAACCGCGCGGGCCGACGCATGGCTGACGTCCAGCGCGTCATCGAAATCGATGTCAAGACCAGCCAGCAGGCTGTCGCCGCGATGCGCGACATCGCGGACAACATGAAAAAGATGGAACAGCGCTTCGATGACCTGACGAAGGCGGCGGACAAGTTCGGGCAGCGGCTGGTGGAAATCTTTTCGATCCGCGCCGTCTACAGCCGCATTAAGGACATGACGGATCAGTTCGATGAAATGGGCAAGCGCGCCGAACGCGTGAACGTCGCGGTCGAAAGTCTTTCCGCGCTCGCCTATCAGGCGAAGTTCGCTGGCGTCAGCGCCGACCAGCTGGAAGGCGCGTTCGAAAAGCTGAACCTGGCGATCGCCAACATCGACAAGCAAAGCAGCGCGGCGGGTCGCGCGCTGCAAGCGCTGGGCGTCACGTCTAAGGACCCGTTCACCGCGATGAAACAGCTCGCCGACGCCTTCGCGGGCATGGAAGCGAGCGCGAAGAAAAACGCCTTCGCCGCCGACATTTTCGGAAAGTCGCTGGGCGATCGACTGCTGCCCGTCCTGAATCAGGGCGCCGACGGGATGCAGCGCTATCGCGAGGAATCGGACCAGCTGGGGAAGACGATGACCGGCGACGCAGTGAAGGCGGCGGCGGAATTTAACGACAACATGACGAAGCTCGCCGCGACGCTGGACGGGTTCCTGAAACAGCAGCTGCTGCCGATCATCAAAGCGCTGCGCGATCTGTCGGACGCCTTCATGGGACCGGGGACGCAGGGCGCCAGCGTTTGGGAACTGTTCATGGGCGCGTTCGCGCCGCCGTCGATGGAATCGATTCAGCGCGTCAAAGACGAGCTGAAGGCGATCCATGACCTGATGAATGAAGGCGGGTTCGAACGGTCCTGGTGGGACAGGCTGACGGGGCAGGACCCGGGCGCGCTGCGCGATCTGCAGGACCGCGAAAAGCTGCTGCAGGGCGTGCTGGAACGGATGCAAAAGGTTTTCGAGCAGCAGCAGAAAATCCGCGCCGCGCGGGCGCAGCGCGACGCGCCCGGGGGAACCGGCGTCGGTCCGGATCGCGTCGATCCCGCCGAGCAGGCGCGGATTCAGCGCGAGGCGGAACGCGCGGCGCGCGAGGCGGCGCAGGAAGCGGCGCGGCGCGAACGCGAGGAGCTGCGCGCCATGCGCGAAGCGGCGGCGGAAAGAAAGCGCATCGCCGCCGAAGTCGAGCAGTTCAGCGCGATGGGAAGTCAGGGACCGATCGACAAGCTGCAAGCGCAGCTTTATCGGCTGGCCGAGCTGGAAGACGCCGGACGCATCGGCGCGAGCGCGGCGGCGGAAGCGCGCGCGAAGCTGACCCGCGAGCTGGACCGCAATACGGACGCATACGGTCGCCTTAAGGCGTCGCTCGCCGACGAAGCGGACGCGGAAAAGAAACGACTGGAAGACATCGCGGCGCTGGACCGGATGCTGGACGAAAAGCTGGCGGCGGGCGATTACACGTTCATCGACACATACGTCAAGCGGCTTAAGCAGCTCGACAAGACGACGAAGACCGCGCACGGCGAAGCAATCGACCAGTGGCAGCGCTTCGGGCAGCAGATCGAAGACACGATTAACGGATGGGCGTCGCGGGCGACCGACGCCGTGTCGAACTTCGCGCACGGCGTTACGAATTCCTTCAGCGACATGGTGCGCGACATCCTGCTGCAGATGGAAAAAATGGCGATTCAGATTCTCGTCATGGAACCGATTTTCAAGGCCTTCGGTTCTTTCATTCGCGGGCAGATGGGCGGCGGCGGCGGGTTCGGGACTGACTACGGATACAACGCGCGCGGGAACGCGTTCGGACCTGGCGGGATGCTCGCGCTAGCCGACGGCGGCGTCGTTGATCGTCCGACGTTCTTCCGCTACGCAAACGGCGGCGGCGTGATGGGCGAAGCAGGACCCGAAGCGGTCATGCCGCTGAAGCGCACGCCGACCGGACAGCTGGGCGTCCAGTCGAGCGGAAGCGGGGTTCAGGTGAACGTGATCAACAACGCAGGCGCCGACGTGAAGGTCGAAGAGGGGCGCGACGCGCGCGACGGGAAACGGACGCTGAACATCATGGTCGAGTCCGCAGTACGCGACGCATTCAAGCGCGGCAAGTTCGATTCGATGATGTCTTCGACCTACGGCGTGAACAGGCGGGGCAGCTGATGCACTGCGAGCGCTGCGGACTCTTCCCCTGGCCGGCGGGCGCCGACCGCTTCGACTACTGCGGCGAGTGCGGCGCGAACCTGTGCGCGCAGTGCATGCGCGAAGGTTGCTGCGGCAGCGTGCCCGCGCTGTCGGGCATGGCATGCGATCACGCGACCGACGCACAGGAACGCGCGCCGCAGGCGCGACCGAAGGACGGGGACATCTGATGGCTGCGCTCGCTTGGCCTGCAGGCCTTCCCGACTGCGCGCAAAGCTGGGAAGAAAAAGACATCCCGGTCACGGTGCGGACGCAGATGGAAGTCGGTCCGCCGAAGGTGCGCCGCCGCTTTACGCGCACGATGCGTGCCGTTCAGGTCGGGTTCACCATGGATCACGCGCAAGCAATGGCGCTGCGCGATTTCTTCGAAATCGATCTGCAGGGCGGCGTTCTGGAACATTCGTTCCGGCATCCCTTCAGGGGCGACGTCGAATCGTTTCGCTTCGTAGAGGCGCCGACGATCACGGCGGAAGGCGCCCTGGCGTGCGTCGTCAGCTGCAGCTGGGAACAGCTCTAGATGCGCACGCTATCGCCCGCCGCGCGTCAGGCGATCTTCGCGCCCGCGACGAACGAAGCGTTCATCCCGCTGGTGACGATCACGCACGCGCCGACCGGCGACGTGTTCCGCGTCTGCCGCAATACCGAAGACATCGTCAGCCGGGGGAACCGCTTCACCGCATACGCCTTCGACATTACGTATCCGGTCGAATCGGGCGAGGAAATCGGGAACGTGCAGTTCGTCATCGATAACACGGCGCTGCTGCTGGTGGACATGCTGCGCAGGATCACGGAACCGGCGCAGTTCCTGATCGAAGTCGTACTGGCGTCGAATCCCGATTACGTGGAATACACGGTCGCCGATCTGCTGCTGCGCGAAGTGAACTGGGACGCGTCACAAATCAGCGGAAAGCTGCAGCTGGACGACGTACTGAACCAGCGTTTCCCGAAGGACGTTTTCGATCCGGTCCAATATGCGGGACTCTTCTAGCTACGGCGTCGAGCTGTCGAAGCTCGTCGGCATCCCTTTCCTGTCGAAGGGGCGCGACCGCGCGCAGGGACTCGACTGCTGGGGTCTGGTGCTGGAAGCGTCGCGCGTGCTGTTCGGCTATGAGCTGCCCGACTATCCCGGCTATAGCGACGCGCAGGCCGTCTGCGACGTCGCGCCGCTGTTCGAAGCGCGGTCGAGCTGGAAGCAGCTGACCGACGGGTCGGAACCGCTGGGAAGCGTCGTCGTCCTGCGCGTCGCCGGTAACGCGACGCATGCGGGGATCGTCGTCCGTCGCGGATTCATGCTGCATACGATGCTTTATTGCCAGTCCGTGATCGAGTCCTATCGCAGCGAAAAATGGGCGCGCCGCGTCGAAGGGTTCTACGGATGGTTTCCGCAGTAATCCGCCCGCACGCGCTGTCGCCGCGCGATCAGCGCACGATCGAGTATCCGGAAGGATCGTCGCTGCTCGACATGGTGCGCGCGAACTTCCCCGGCGCCGAGCTGCACAGTCAGGTCCTGGTATTCCTGAACGGGAACCGCGTCGAGCGCGAACACTGGGGGCGCGTCTGGCCGAAGCGCGGCGCGATGATCCATGTCGCGCTCGCGCTCGCTGGCGGCGGGGATTCGAAATCGATCCTAGCGTCGATCGCGATGATCGCGGTCGCGATCGTGGCGTGGGAATTCGCGCCAGCGCTCGCCGGTTACTTGGGCGTGTCGGAAGCGGTCGCGGCGGGCGCGATCACGGTCGTCGGGTCGCTCGTCGTCGGCGCGCTGTTCAAACCGCCCGGGATCAGCCTTGGCACGTCGCACGATCCGTCGGAGTCGGCGACCTATACGCTGCAGGGGCAGCAGAATCAGGCGACGCCTTACGGCGTCGTGCAGCGCGTCTATGGGACGCATCGCATCTTCCCGAAGCTCGCCGCCGTTCCCTTCGTCGCGAGCGAGGGACCGAACCAGTTTCTTTACATGCTGCTCGACTGCGGCTATGGACCGCTGCAGATCGAACAGATGGAAATCGGCGACACGCCGATCGAAAATTTTCGCGACGTCCAGTTCGACATTCATTCGGCCTGGAAGGCTGGCGACCCGCTGTCCATTTACCGGAGCGACGTGTCCTATGAACAGTTCAATATTGCGCTCGCGACTGGTGTCCCTGAAGTCAGGGTCAGCGCGGAAGATGCGTCGTATATCGCGCTCGAATTTGCCTGTCCGCGCGGACTCGTCACGTTCGACGATCGCGGCAATCGGCAACCGAACTTCGTTCAGTTTTCCGTCCTTATCCGCCCAGCGGGAAGCGGCGCGGCGTGGACGCCCCTAAGCTCGCTGCGCGTCGAGTCGTCGCGGCAGATCACGACGCAGCTGAACCTGAACAGCGTTCAGGCGATCGCGCAGGACACGGTTCAGACGATTGAGGAAACCGAATGGGGCGGATGGGGCGCCGTGCAGCACGATGGTTTTGCCGCTGGGCGCAACGTGCTTTGGATTCAGATCAGCACGCTGCGCGACGGAACGATCCTTTCCGACGTGCAGGCAGGCGACCGGATGGTCATCGACGGCGCCGAATATCTCGTCACGGCCACTGCGCCGCATCCCGCCGCGTCCTGGTGGAAATACGCGACGATTGACCCGCCGCTGCCGCGCGACATCGTCGCGAGTCAGATCGACTGCCCCGTCATCCGCCCGCTGACAAGCGAAGTGCGCGTCACGGACTCGACGGCGCAGCCGCTTTTCTTCTCGATCGGGACCTACGTTGCGCCGGGGCAGTGGGAAGTTCAGGTCACGCGCACGTCCGATGTCAGCACGGATACCCGAAGCATCAACGACCTGAACTGGATCGCGCTTCGCAGCGCCGCCGCGCGAGCGCCGATCGCGCTGCGTGAAGCGCATACGATCATTGAGCTGAAAATCCGCGCAAGCGACCAGCTGTCCGGCGTGCTGCAGAACCTGAACGTCATCGCGACCGCGATCCTTCCGGTATGGGATACCGACGGCGGGGGCTGGTCTGATCAGCCGACCCGGAATCCCGCATGGGCCTATCTCGACGTCCTGCGCGGGCGCGCGGCGCTGCGCCCCCTGGCGGACGCGCGCATCGATTTCCAGTCGATCTTCGACTGGGCCGACTACTGCGACGAACAGGTCGATAACGGCATCGACGGCGAACCCGAACCGCGCGTTCGGTTCGATCACGTTGTCGATTACGCGACGACGACGTTTCAGATGCTGCAATCGATCGCCGCAGCCGGTCGCGCGACGCCGACGATCCGCGACGGGCGTCATGGGATTCTGGTCGATGAGGAACAGACCGTCCCGGTCCAGCTTTTCACGCCGCGCAACAGCTGGGGATTCAATGCGAGTCGGCAATACGTGACCGAGCCGAACGGGTTGCGCGTCAAGTTCGTTGACCCGTCCAGCTGGCAGGAAGGCGAAGTGATCGAATATGCAGCTGGATACAACGCGCAGACCGCAGTCACCTTCGAAGAACTGAAACTGCTGGGCGTCACGCGCTACACGCAGGCGACGCGCGATGCGCGCTACATGAAAGCGCAAGCGCTGCTGCGGCGCGAGGAATTCGAAATCCAGTGCGACATCGAAAGCCTGATCGCGACGCGCGGCGATCTGGTCGCCGTGCAGCATGACGTCCTGGAAGTCGGCGGCGAATCCTCGCGCGTTGCGACCGTCGCTGGCGACACGATCACGCTTTACGACGCCTTCGGCGCGCTCGCCTACCCGTCGCAGCGCTACGGCGTGCGCATCCGCCTTGCCGACGGCACGATTACGGACCCGATCGAAGTCGCGCCGGTCGGCGCTGCGAGCTTCCGCTTAAGCGAAGTTCCGGACCCCGCGCCCGCCGAAGGCGATCTGGTCGCATGGGGACTGCTGCAGATCGAAACCGGCGACTACCTTGTGAAGGCGATCGCGCCGGGGCCGGATTTCACAGCGACGCTGACGCTGACGGAAATCGCGCGCGGCATCTACGACGCCGACACTGGGGTTATTCCCGCCTACGTGCCGCCCGCTGGCGCGCGCCCGACGGCTGGCGCGCTGCCGCCGCCCGAACGGCTGCGCGCGACGCAGCTCGATCGCACGGTCGGGCGCGAACCGTTCGCCGACGTCGTGCTGAACTGGGACATCGGCGCTGCGGCGCCTTACTACAAATACCGCGTCGCGCGCGTCGATCCGTCCGGCGTGGAAACGCTGATCGCGGAAACCTTCGCGACGTCGGCGAGCGTGCAGACCGGCGTCCGACTGCTCGACCCGGGCGCGCTCGATCAGGTCACGCGATACGCCGTTGTCGGCATCGATATAACGGGCAGGGTCAGCGCGGGCGCCTTCATCGATGTCCAGCTGCGCGATCCGCTTTACGTCCCCGACCCGCCGCAGTTCCTCGCGTCGAACGTGCAGGGCAAAACGACTACGCTGACCTGGCGGGCGCCGACCGACGAGTCGAACCCGGGGAACGGTCAGGTCGCGTTCTTCGAAGTGCGCTGGGTTCCGCTGGGCGTCGCGCCGGTATGGGGCGCGGCGTCGCGCGTCACTGAGCTGCTGCCATGGAACGCAACCGCAGTGACCGTGCCGTCGCGCAATGGCGCCTACATGGTCAAGGCTCTGACCGCGTCGCGCGTCGAGTCCGACGACGCCGCAGTCACGGTGACTGCGGTCGAAGACCTTTTGATCACGGACATCTGGAAGGCGAAGCGCTTTCAGCCGAGCTGGCACGGCGTCTTTGATCAGTGCGAAGTGGACGGCAGCGGGCGCCTGCAGCTGACGAAGCAGGCGGACGGGACCTATCCGCCGATCGGCGTATTCATTTCGAAGGACCGGGAAATCTTCAATCAGCTGCTGCAGTGTCGGGTCGCTGCGCAGCTCGACGCGCAGGGGATCAGCTCGATTTCCTTCATGGCGGACTGGACGCCGCTTGCGATCGCGGTCCCGATCGGCGGCGCGAAGCGCGGCACCGACTGGGACGCGTCGATCTGGATCAATTCGTCGGCGGAAGAACCGTTCTTCATGTCCCGCTGGATACCGCTTTCGATCGCGGCGCCGCTTGATCCGGTTCCTGCATGGAGCGACGCAGACTGGCGCCCGCTGATCTTCGGCGAATACACGTCGCGCGTCCTTTACTTCGCCGTCGTCCTGGAATCGCTGCATCCGGCGATGACGCCGCTGGTTTCGATGGCGGGCGCGGACATCGACTTTCCCGAACGCGAGGAAGCTTATTCAGACATCGCGATCCCGATCGGCGGGCTGGACTTCGTCTTCGCGCGGCAGTTCGTGTTCCCGCCCGCGATCGCGATCGATCTGCAAGCCGCGGCTGTCGGCGATTTCGTCGCGCGCGGTCCGGTCGGGACCGCAGGAGTTCATATCGACGTGAAGAACGGGGCGGCGTCGAAAGCTGGCGTCGTTGACATCCGCGCTTATGGGGTAGGCCGACAGCTATGACCGACGAACGCATCGCGATTCGCCTGTTGGTGCATTTCGGGCGGACCGAAGTCCCGCTGGTTCAGGTCACGGACGCGCGCGTCGCCGCCGACGGCGGGTTCATCGGCGCCGGGACGCGCGCCGTCGATGTTTCGAGCGCGCGCAGCTTCACGCTGGCGAGCGGCGAGCAGATCACAGCGGCGCACGTGCTGGACGTGCTGTCCGCGCTTTGCAAAGGGGAGTAGCTATGCAATTCGATTTCCCGCTGATCGATCCGGAAGTCACGACCGGGACGGACCTGGCGAACATCCTGAACAGCTGGTCGCAGGCAGTCGAGTCCGCGCACAGCGGCGCCGCGCGCCCGCCCTATGCGGGGCAGGGGTTGATCTGGCTCGACACGTCGGGCGGCGCGGCGAACTGGCAGATCAAGTTTTTCGACGGCGCGCAGGACATCGTCATTGGGACGATCGATTCGACCGGCGACACGTTCGCGCCGTCGGTCGGCGGCAGACCCGCCGCGACTGTTGACGACGCGATCGCATACGCGATCGCACTTGGATAAGGGAGGAACCGAACATGCCATTCAAGCGAACCGGAGCTGCAAACGTCGGCGTCGGCGCGGTCGTCGTCTATACCGTGCCAGCGCTGAAAGTGGCGACGCTGATCGACGTCGCCTGCGCGAACGTCGAGCCTGGCGGAACTGAAGTCAAGGCGACCGTGCGACAGATCGAAGGCGCGACGACGATCAACCTTGTGAAGGACGGACCCGTCCCGCCCGGGTCGTCCATGGTCGTATCCGGCGCGCCGCGTAAAGTCGTCATGGCGGCGGGCGATCAGCTGACTGCGATCTGCGACAAAGCGAACGGGTTCGACATCGCGGTCAGCTATCTGGAACAGGACGCCTAGCCATGGCCGGAAACTACATTGGCAAGGGACCGAACCCGTTCGCGGGCGCGATCGGTCAGCCGAACGGCGTCGCGAGTCTTGACGCTGGCGGGAAGGTGCCATTCGCGCAGCTGCCGCTGGCTGGGGCGGTCTTTCAGAATGCGCTCGCCGCGAACGTCGCGGTCAATGTCGTTAACCAGTATTTCGATGGTCCGTCGCTCGCGCTGGGTCCCGGCGTCTGGCTTGTGTTCGGGGGCGTGACGCTACTGGACTCCTTCGCGAATTCAACCTGGAGCGGAAAACTTTGGGACGGCGCGACGGTAGTCGATAGCGGCGTCCTGCAATTCGTGAACGGCGGCGCGAATCCCAATGTTGCGAAGATGTTTCTAGCCGGGGTCATCGTCAACCCAGCGGGCAACGTGAAAATCTCGGTCAGCAACAGCATTTCGGTCGCCGGGGTCGTGCGCAGCAACTACAGCGGAGCGGGTAAAGACTCGTCGCTGACTGCCATTCGCATCGGATAGGGGAAACGCGATGAACTACATCGGTAGAGAACCCGCGCCTGCGGGTCTGATCCTGCTGGGCGATACGACGCCGATCGGCGCGGTCGGCTGGTTCCATGCGCCGCCGGATGGCAGCTGGAAGCAATTGAACGGTCAAGCGCTGCTGAAGGCGAGTTACCCCGATCTGTGGGCGTACGTGCAGCCGTTCCTGACCGCTGATCAGGTCGCGAACCCCGGTCTTTACAAAAACATCGACGCGAACACCTTCGCGGTCCCGAAGCTAGACGGACTTTTCATCCGCGCGGCAGGGGTTCTTGACGCGAACCATTTCAGCGCGGCGCTTGGCGTGAAGCAGGCCGATACCGTCGGGCCTCACTTGCATGACCTCGGCAACGCGATGAACAACCCCGGCGATTCTGTCGATACGACGTTACCTGGCGGAACGCCGATCAGTATGACGTTTAACGGTCATACGCGGAACACTGGGACGGGAATCGGCACGGAAAACCGTCCGGCAAACGTCGCGCTGATCCCTTGCGTGAAAGCGCTGCGCGCCGTGCTGATGCCAGCGGCGGCGATGCCGATCCCGGCGATGGAACTGCTGGCGGAAAAAATCGCGGCGAATTCGGCGCAGCTTGATTTTGTCGGGCTGGCTGGTTTCGGCGCGTATCGGTTCATGCTGACCAACGTGGTACCCGCGAATAATGGGGTCCATTTGTGGGCGCGCTTCAGCGTCGATGGCGGCGCGAGCTTTGACGCTGGCAATAACTACGTTTTCGCGGCGTCGGGATGCGACTGGGCTGGCGCCGCTTATGCCAACTGCAACAACGCGGGGACGGTGGCGATTGCGCTGGCCGTGAACGTCGGGAATATTGCGCTCGGTGGCGGGTACTGTGGCGAATCGATTCTAGCCGAACCAGCGGCGGCGATTCGCGCATCCCTACGGATGTCAGCTTGGTTTAACTCGGCGGCTGGCATGGTCCATGTCCACGGCGGGGGCGTATATACCGTGACGGGCAGCGCTGTTAACGCTGTCCGCTTTCTCTTTTCGGCGGGCAATATCGCTTCGGGTTCCATTCGCTGCTACGGGATACAAAAACTTTGAGGCTGCGCGCTGCACTTTTGTCCAGTCGGCGGACATCCGCCAGAAAGGGTCGCACCATGATTGCGAACATCCTCGCTGCATTCGCCGTGCTGTTCCTTGCGCTGGTCGCCTTCGGCGTCGGGACGCTGATCGGTCTGCAGCTGCTGCCGCTGGGACTCGCGCTTGCCGCCCTGGCGTGGCTCGCGTCGCGCATTCCCGGGGTTCCGTGATGGAAACCGGCGATCCCGGCGCGCGCTTCATCCCCGAGGACGTCGCGGAACGACAGCGCTTCATCGGTCGCTGGTGCGCGAGCTGCGCGCGCGATGCGCCGTCGAACTCCGGGAAGGACTTCGCGAGCTGCGCGCCCGTCGAGCTTTGCCCGATTCTCGGCGGGTATCTGAACAGCGGCGAATCGCCCCGGGAATGGGTCTACGACCGCGCAGGGCGCGCGCGCTGCAGCTCGCATGTGCCGAAGGGTCAACCCGCGCCGCCGCTGAACGCCGACGTCCACACAGGCGACCTTTTCGCCAGCTGATCCGTCCCTGACCGGGGCGTTCCGCCCGCCTGACCCTGTCACGGTCGGCGGGCGTTTTTTTAGCCGTAAATGTCGCGTTCGATCTGGTCGGCGATCGTGCGCAGGATCGCGGGCAGCTGCAGCGTCAGCGCGGGCGGCGCCTGCATGCTGAACCCGTTTCCATGCGCGCCGCCGATCACGATCACGATCGCGCCCCGGGCGCCGCTGCGCTCGCGGACGATCGTCGTCAGGTCGTCGTATTTCCCTTTGCCTATCGCCATGGTCGGAG